TTGTTGAAAAGGTTAAATTACCTATTTTTAAAGAACCACTAAACTCGTGAACATCATCTCCGGTATCACCAAATTGATTAGAACCGGAAGCATAGATAATAGATGATGAAACAAACTCAGTTTTAAATTCTCTTGCTGTAATTGAACCAGATGTTGTAATACCATCTTGAACAAACAATGTTGAATTGATTGTTGTAGTTCCAAGTGAACCAGTATCAGTATTGACTAAGTAAGAAGAACTTTCTGTTAGAATTTGATGAAAATCAGAACCACTAGCAAATGAAGCTGTTTGGTTTGAATCTACTAATTTAACTCCTAATTGCTCTACATGCCCGAACGAACCAGTTGAAGATAATCCACCACTTACTGAATTAAGAACATCAAGAGCTCCTACGATAGTTGCATCACCAGCTACTTGAAGTCTATTTCCTTGTGTGCTGGTTCCAATTCCTAAATTACCAAGTATGAATGTATTTTCTGCTACATCAACTCTACCAAAAGAACCTGTTGAAGTAATAGAACCAGTTATATCACTTACTAATGTTAGTTTTCCTAATGATGATGTTGAATTATTATTTAAGTATGAAGCACTTTCTGCAAGTATTGTTTGTAAATCTGAACCACTTGCGAAACTACCGGTTTCATCTAAGGTTACATAACTTGAACTTTCTGCTAATATGACTTGTAAATCACTTCCACTAGCAAATGAACCAGTTTCTTGTTCCAATACATAACTTGAACTTTCATTTAATATCTGATGTAAATCAGAACCAGTTGCAAATGGTAATCCTGTTACATCAGTTAATTCTAATGTTCCAAATGATGCTGTTGAAGTTAATGAACCACTAACACCACCAACACTATCGATTGTTAATAGTGAACCAGTTATTTCAATTGAACCAGTAAATTCGTGTTTATCATCAAGTGAATCACCGAATTTAGTAGAACCACTTGAAAAACTTTGAGTTACATTTGTTACTGATGAATTAACAATGTATTCATCTGCAGTGATTGAACCTGATGTTGCAATATCTCCTTGAACAAATAATGTTGAACTTATTGATGTAGCTCCTAATGAACCAGTATCTGTATTTTGTAAGAAAGAACTTGTGTTTGTTGACATCACATAAGAAGAACTTTCTGCTAATATAGAGTGTAAATCAGAACCTGATGCAAAACTACCGGTTTCTGACTCTACCACATAAGAAGAACTTTCAGCAAGTATTTGATTTACATCAGAACCTGAAGCAAACGAACTTGATTCTGATTGTCTAACATAAGTATCTAAAATTCCTTGAACATCAGAACCTGATGCAAATGAACCGGTTTCTGCTTCTATGATATATTCGGTTGAACCTGTTGCAAATGAACTTGTTGCATCCATAATGGCTTGAACTTCAGAACCACTTGCAAATGGTGAGTGTGTTACTGATATTGTATCACTTTGTAATCTACTAAATGAACCAGTAGAAGTAATTGAACCACTAACATTTTTGTCAAATTCAATTGAACCCGTTACATTTAACGAACCCGTTATATTAAACGAACCTGATAAAAATTGTCTTAACTGCTTTCTTTTTAAATCGGCCATTATGAGTTAAACTTTCCGTGTGCGATGATTTCATCATCTGATTCTAAATTGTATCCAATACCACTAACATCAACTTTTAATAAAAATGATGAACCACTTTGTTCTACTTCTAATGCATTATGTTCCATATATTGTCCATTCATAAAGAATATAAAATCATTTTCTGATGTTGCTGTCATACCGGTTGGAGCTGATGCTGTAACTGCTTCAAAACTTGCTGTTGATGAACCACTTATTCCTGCGGCTACTTTTACAAAATTCTTTCTTAAATAATCTGTTCCTGATGAACTTACACTTCCGGTTAATTGAGCGTTTACATAAGCTTTTGAAACTGCTGAACCTTGAGCTGATGGATTAGCTGGTAATCCCAATACCTCTCCGTCTCCACTAAATGTTAAGTTAGCGGCTGAACCCATTGTTGAAGTTGCTAAACCAGTAATTGTTTTGTTAGTTAGTGTATCGGTTGTTGATGTTCCAACAATGTTTACATTACTTCCAGCGGCATTGTCTATAGCCCATCTGGTTTCACTATGGTCAAATACTAATTGTGCATTTGTTGAACCTACTCTACCAACTCTTAAACCAGCGTCTGTTGATGCTAGTGCTGTTGAACCGGTAAAATTTAAATCTATAATTGGGTCTTCAACTGCAAATGTTGATACATTTTGAAATGATGAAGAGCCTTGAACAATTAAATCTCCAAATATTTTTACACTACCACTTGGAACTCCACTAGTCAATACCTCTATTACGGTATTGTTATTGGCATCTTGAATTACTGGGTCAGTTGGGTGAGCTATTTTTATTTTACCAGTTGTTAAGGTATTCGCTTCTCCGATATTCAAACTACCGGTTCCAATGTTATCTACATTAATGTTATCAAACTCTAATGTATGTAGTCCAGTTAAAGAACTTGTTGTTGCTGAACTTTGTAAAGTTAAACCACCTGATTGTGGGGCTTGTGCTTGTGTTGTTAAATCAATTAAACTCATACTGAGGCCTCTCTTTGAAAACTAATTTGTATGGAAGATTCACTTCCGTCTCCTGTTGTGGTTGGTGGTAAAAAACTTGGGTCATTTTGTGTTATCACCGAACCACTTTTTAACTCTATTCCAAAATTATCAAATGTTAATTTATGAACTCTAAATTTTGTTTGTGTTGTGTCTATGAAAAAATCTGCTGATGCTGACGCTGTTTGGTCAACATTAGAAAATTGTTCAATACCATTAATAAATATTCGTAATGACCCATTTCTGATACGATAATTGTCAGCTATTGTTGGTGAAAATTCATTATATGTAGTGGTTGAATCACTTATGTCTGAAAATGTAAAATGTTGTCTTTGTTGATAATATCTTTCATTTCCACTTGATAAATGAATCAAGTCTGTATCAACAACTGGAAAACCATTTTTATTATCAATTGAATAATCTAATCTAACACTACCGGTATCTTGAAAGATAACTCTATCACCAGAAAATTTAGATTCACTAACTGGTATCATAAAGGTTCTTGTTCTTCCTTTTAATCCTGTTCTTTTGTCTATTTCTCTTTGTGTCATTATGTTATCTCACTTTGAAATATTATTGTTACGAAATCTGTATTTTTTATTGTAAATCCTGAATTATCTGATTGTCTTTTTCTAATCACCACTTCTTTTAAAGAGCTTGAAACAAAATAATCAAATCCACTTGTAAATCCTATTTGATTGTCTGCTGATGTCAACTCTAATCCATTTAATTTTACTTGAACTGATTGACTCATTATTCTTCTTTCTGATTCAAGTGTTGGTTGATAAACTTGTCCTTGACTTGCAGACAAAGATGATGATTGACTACCAGATACTCTAAATGATTTCAAATTATAAGTTGAGTTAGCATTAGAAACTGAAATTAGTGCTTTATCATCTTTTGATGAAGTTGGTTCTCCAACTCCTCTCATCACATAAAAAGTTCTACCACCAAAAGTATTTGTAAATTCTAAATCTTGTGCTTGTGTCCCAACACCTGTGGATGCTCCTCTAATAAAATCTGTTGCACTACCTAGTCCACTTGGTAAAGATGAATTACCTGTCGTGAATATTCTTACGGTTTCTGCTCTACTATCAGGTGCAAATACTGATGATATTGATAATCCACTTTCATCATTTACAACAACTTGTTTTGGTGAGAAAAATCTTTGTGTATTTAAAAATTCATTGAATGCTTCAGGAATTAAATATCCTTTAAAACTCATATTAAAAGTTGTTTTAATAATTCTTTCATTATCATCCATTTCAGTTGCGTCTTCAAATGAATCTATTGATGATAAAAACTTAAATTTATTAGGTTCACCCCAATAAGCTCCTTCAGAAAAGTTTATTGTTTCTATGATTTTATTCATTTCCTCAATATAAGGTGTCCAAACTATTGCTTCATAATTTAGATTCATATAATCGGGAACAGCTGTTGTGTAGTATTCTTTTGAATTTAATAGTCCTTGAATAACTGAAAATCTATCATATCTTTGATTTTGAGAATATTTTTTCTCAAATGTATAAAATTGTTTTGGGTCGTTAGCATCTAATTTATCAACTGGTAATGATTCATTTGTTTCCATTGATACTCGTCTAAATACAATTAATGGTGTGATTAATTGTCCTTTAACATCACGAACATATCCTTGTTTTTGTATAGAATTCCATCTTTCAGCGTTAGCATAATAAACAGGAACTTTTACTTCTTGACCATTAATTTTGGCTTTTGGTTTGATAACTTCATTAAAATAATACATTATAGCCGCATCAACATCCATTAAACCAATAGATACATTTTTTACATTATCTTTTCTTTGGTTTGTTTCAGAACCTCTACCTCTTTGTAGTCCTCTGTTGAGTTCTCTACCTTTTAGTCTTCGTTCTGTTCTTGGTAATGGTTTTGTTCTATCGGCCATTATTCAACTCCTAATTCCAATCCAATTCTTTTTGAATATTCTTTTTGTGTATTAATGATACTATTAAATGATTCTGGTAATAAGTATCCTTTCATACTTAAATCAAATGTTGTTTTGATAATTCTTTCTCCTTCAAATTCTGAAGCATCTGTAAATGTTGAAATACCAGCTTTAAATTTGAATTTATCTGGTTCTCCCCAATAAGAATTTTTTGACCAACTAATTTTTTCTACAATTTTGTTCATTTGGTCTATATAAGGTGTAAATACAATACAATTATAATTTATAGTAACATAACTTGGAATAGTTACATTATAAACTTCTTCTAATGGTTCGTCGTTTTCAAACAATGTAGAAGTTTGTGTGAATCTATTTTCTTTGGAAAATTTATTTTTAAATGTATAATTAGAACCTTCAGTTGCTGGTTGTAATGAAGGTGTTAGGAAAGCATTATTTGACTCTCTTGTTACTGATGTTCTTTTAAAAATTAAAAGTGGTGTGATTAGTTGTCCTTTGACATCTCTTAAATACCCAAGTTTTGATATTGATTTCCACCTTTCTGGGTTTGCATAATAAACAGGAACTTTAACTACTTCACCATTATCTATTACTTCCGGTTTAATTACCTCTCTAAAATAATACATAATAGCGGCATCAATGTCTAACAATCCAACTGAATAATTTTTTACATCATCATCTCTACGACTTGTATCGAATCCTCTGTTAAAATTAGTTTGTGTTGTTAATATTTCTTCGTTTCTTGGTAAAGTTTTACTTCGTTCCATTAAATACTTCTCACTTCTTCAATGTTAAGATTAACTCGTCTTAACAAGTTAGCACTACATATGACTGAATGAATATGTTGTCCGTCGAGTTGTTCGTATTGTCCACCAACTAATTGGTTTTCATTTACATTAGTGATTTCCCAATAAGCTGTAAACCACTCAACTACATCTCCTATTTCCAATACTAAACTTACATCTCTTAAAGATTGTCTTACAAATGAAAATGTTGCATTTTGTCGTAAATCTGGTCCAAATTCATCTGTGTTAAATTCCATATCTTCGGCTTCAACCAAACAAGCCATTTCAACTCCTGGTCTAAATACCTTTCCGTCTGATGTTTCACCATACATATTGGTTTCTGTATTACTTGCTGATATTTTATAAACAATTACAGTTTGGTCAATGATTCCACTATTAGCATTATTTAAATCACCGATAAGTTCTTTATTAAACCTATCAAAAGTGTCTAAATCTTTTTTACCATAATATCGTGGATTTGCCATCACTCACTCCTAACCTATGTAGATTGGATATGGGACTTTTTTAAGTTTTTCTTGTAGGAACTCGGATTCATCCTTGTCGGCTTCCATAAGTGCTTTACGAGAAGATTGTTCAAGTATTTCTCTAAGTTGTGTAACAAGAGCTTCTTTTTCGGCTGACGCTTCTGACCTCAAAGTGTCTCCGTCCAAGCTTGTTTCAGCACCAGGTATCGGGATAGCTCCATATTTGCTCCTTACTATACCTAATAATTCCTTTGTTAGTGCCAATCCGTATTTTCTAATCCATTGTTTCCCTACATCATTAATATTTGTAAATTTCATATTATCGTAAGGAACATTGGAAAAGTCGGAAATTACATCTGAACTTCCTGAATGTTCCGTTATTAAAGCATTATCTCTATCTGAACGAACCACATATTCAAAATGTAGTTTGTAAGTAGAGTCTGGTCTTGGGAATATTCTTAATTTATTATTTCTCAATTGAAATGAATATGCTGACTTTCTTATTTGGTCATTTAATTCAATGGCTTGTAATCTCAACATATCAGCGTAAACTGGCATCATTAAAAATGTAACTGCTGGTGAATAATTACCAAAACCAAATTGGTCTAATAAATTCATTGTTCCAGCACCAGTTCCTGCGTAAGGGTCGAAGTATCTTTGAACTGCTGGTGTTTCTTCATAAAACACTCTTTGTAGTTCTATTGCATTACCACTTTCACTTACATCAGCCCATAGAGCATTTAAATCATAAGTTTGAGAACCACTTACTATATCTACTGAACCTGATTTTACCTCAACTAAACCACCAACTCCGGCTTCTGTTCCGTAAGCTTGTGATAAGAATACACTTCTTCCTAGATTCGGGGTTACTCTTTTGTGAGTTAAATTTGATGATGTTGATTGACCTTGTAGTGATAATAAATTGTCTTTAATGTTAAATTGATTTATTTGAGCACTATATTCAGATACACTTTCTTCTAAACAAGCATAAAATTGTGAGTCTTGTAATTCTACATTCATTAGTGGATAACCTAATCTTTGTGCACACCAATCTGCAAACTTTGGAGCTTCTGATTGAAACTCTGAGTCTGTATCATAAAATCCAAATGGTGTATTACCACTAACTGCTGAACCTGAACCAGGCCATATTGGTTCTTGAGCCATATTTAATTCTCCTTAATTTGTTCTAGTAATAAATATAACGAAAACCAAAAAACCCCCAGCGAACTGGGGGTTTTTCGTGATAAGTATTACTACTCGACTATGTAATGTTATTTATTACACTTTGTCTACATCAGCAACAATAACTTTACCATAGAATTCGCTTCTGACCATTTTCTTAGCGTATCTGGTCATCACGCCTTTTCTAGGTGTGAAGTTAGTTGGGTCGTAAACAAGTGGTGTCATAATTAACGGCACATATGGTGAATACACAGCACCTGTTTCTAAGAAGTTTGAACCTCTAAATCCAACAAGGATTTGATTTTCAGTCATATATGGGTTCTTGTATACATTGAATCTATTGTTTAATAGACCAACTTTTTGAACACCCATTGCGTAAGAACTATCTACTGCACCATCTGAAGTTGTAGCATATCCAGGAATAGATTCTAGGATTGTTGCTGTTTCAGGTGATATAACAATAAAGTTAGCTCCACCTCTTAGGGTTTTTTGGTGAATTGCGTTAGATACTGATTGTATCTTGTTTCCAAGTGTCTGGAACCACTCACCTTTTGTGTAAGCACTTGCGTTAGTTGCAGTGTTTTTGAATACTCCACCTTCATACTCACGACCTACAAACGCTGAGTATCTTTCTGTTTTAGCGGAAGCACCAGCTAACAACATATCAAGTATTTCTAAATCAATTTCCATTGAAATATATTCACTTAATAGTGATGTTAATTCTGCTTCAGCGTCAACTGAATGATAAGCGTTTAAGTCTTGAGCTAGTTCAGGAGTCCAAACTGCTTTTAACTTACGAGTTTTCGCTACGATAGCGATACTTCTTAATGCTATGTCGATTTCTGGAATACCAGCGTCTGATTCAGCTGCAGTTCCACTAGCTGTTGCCTCAAAGTCACCTCTAGTTGTATCTGTTGGTGCTTTGTGGAACTTAAATGTTAGTGAACCTGTAAATGCTGTTAATTCAGCTGGGTCAACGATAAATCTGATGTTTGAACCTGTTACAGTGTTAAATGCTGGATAATAAGCATCTAAAGCACTTGCATTACCATCTGAAGAAGCATTAGCAACTTCAAATGCTCTAACACCATCTAAGTCAGGGTTTGTAAACGCTGATTTAGCAACAATAACTTGTTTTAATGTGCTAAATGATGATGAAAGAGATGGTTCAAAGTCAACATCTTGGAAATTTACTGATGATGTTGAGAACGAACCTGTTGTAAGACTCAATGATGTATCATTGATTGAGTAACCAAACTTTCCTGCACCATATAAACCTTCAGTTGCATCACCAGAAGCTGATGTTACACCGTGAACATTTTGATTTGCGTCAAAGTTTGATTGGTCTGTTCCATATCTGAAATCGAGATAGAATATTAGACCTGATGGTAAATTCATTGGTTGAACTGACACAAAGTCTTGTGCAGCTAACTCACCAAAGATTCTTCTTACTAATGGTAAAGCAACACCTGACCATTGTTCGTTATTAGACGCTGTTCCTACTTGTGAAGCTTCGTTAACAAGTTGATTTGCTTGGTTTTCAAGCAATACTGCCATTCCACTTCTTTTAGTTTCAGAATCAATACCTTCCAATAGACCAGTTGGCTCCCATTTGTCAACTAATTGTCTAGTTTGTTCTAGTAATTGTTTGTGCGGATTGTTACCATCAAGTAACTGACTAATGTTATTTATATCTGACATTATTCTCTCCGATTATAGTTTAAATTAAATTTGCCAATTTCTTAAATCTGTTTTTCATCTCTTGTCCTTCAGAAAGAACTTCTTTCTTAGGTTCAGTTGATGCAA